TTAAAGTCATAATTTTCATTAATAACTTTATAAATATCTTCCAAAGCATTGATTGGCATAACACCTAAATTAGATGGGTCGTTTCTAGCAATTTCTTCATCTACCACATTAAGTATTGGGGATAATTTTGCTTTGACTGTAGGTGCTTGCTTATCTATGTGAGCTTTTAATGGTGAATAATCAATAGGCTCTTGCATTGCACCTTCTTCTCTTGCCTTTTTGTATGCTTTATTAACCAAATCAGCATCTTTATCGTAGCTTTTTTGCAATGCTTCATCTACAACCTTACCAACTTTTCTTAAATTAAAGAACTCTTTGTTTGTGGCATCAACATAAGCATCAAAGTTTTGCAAAATAGCTGCATTTCTGCCAGCTTTAGCTTCCAATAATGGTTTTCCAATGGTTTCAGGATAATTCTTGGCAGTTTCAATTTCAAATGCTTGTTGCCCAAAATCTTTAGTTGCTTCGCCTTTAGATAATTGAATAGGTACTCTTAATTGTTGTGCCATTTGGCTTCTAGTAACTGCTTCAGGGGCTACGGCAGCACCTACACCCGACATTGTGGGTTGTGGCTCTTTGCGTAATGCTTGGGCCATTCTTGGAACTGCTTCTTGCACAGTCTGACCCATTTGGCGAACTTGTGGGGGAGTTCCTTGAGCCATACGAGCATAGCTAGGAATCATGCCTGTAGGCAATACTGGTGGCAATTTAGACGCTTCAAACGCACTACCAATGCTTTGCAATATGTCTTGGCTTACAGGGCTTGTAGGTTGATATTGAAAACGCTGTGCAAATTCAGGGCTATCAACACGCTTGCTAGTGCCTTGTCGTATGTTTTCTATAGCACCTGCACCAACACCTAAAAATGGTGCAACAGCACCAGTAACCATAGTTGCAGGCACTTCATAAAGGGCTTTTACCCTATCCATCATTGTGACTTTTGGCTCTATTACGGGTGGATTTGGTACTTGACCAGCGACAGTAGGCACATCGCCACTAATAATGTTTCCACCAACATTTTGCAAATAAAGTTGAGAATCAAACCCTTTAGCTACAGGTGTAGCAGATGTGCTTGATGCTTTAGTTGCAAGATATTTTTGAGAGTCAAAAGCCATTATTCAATTCCCAATACTTTTTTAATTGCAGGGGTATCTTTGTGGTTAGGATTTCTTCTTACAAAATCAAATGCTGCTTGGTCTTGTGGGTTTAAAGTTTTTCTAAACTCTTGTGGGCTGTAACTTGATTTTTCTCCAGTTACCGCTCTACCAATATCTTGAGCTACTGTTGGCAAATAAGGGTTATATCTTCTATTTACAGGGCCACCAATATCAATGCTATCCCAATCACCATTAGGATAATATTTCTTATTAAGTTCAATCATTGTTTTAACGGCTGCAATTCTTGTAGCGATTGGTTTATTAGCATTTCCTAAATCACCTGCTGCTGTTCTGTATGATGCTGTGTCTTTATCAGATTGTGGGCCTTCAAAGCGTGGTACTTGTGCGGTCAGTCGCTCACCTAATATTTTTAGGGTTGCGTCTGCTTGTGATGCTTCGCCACCATATCCAAATGCTTCGCCAGTAGTAGTAGCAAGATTTGATATAAATCCTGAACTTGGGCGATTTGAACTTAAAACATCAGCAGCAGAACCTAAAATACCAAACGAATCTTTAGCATTGCTAATATTAGTTCTTAATTTTTTGTTAAATTCAACTTGTGCAGCCCTATTGTCTGCGGGTGACATTGATGGGTCATACTCATATTTTGGTAATGTTGCTGGTGTAAATTTAGCATCTGCACTCGCAACAGGTGAAGTAGTTTGACCTACTTGACCACCGCCTTGTGGCATACCGCCTTGAACGACTGGCATTGTACCGCCTTGTGGCATCATTCCTTGACCACCCAAATTAACACCAATACCTTTGTCAGACAATTCTGCTGTTTTAATGCGAATGTTTGCTCTTTCGTAAGCAGTCATTTCAGGTTTAACACCGCCAACTTGGAATGTAGCTATTGGATTGGTAGCATTAACATCAATAACACCTTCACGCACACGCCCTGTTTTTTCATCAGTAAACGATGCTTTTTCCCATTTAGGCCCTTCGGTCAATTTTTTCAATGCAACTGCTTGTAACGCAGGGTTGTTAGCAGTAGAACCAAATAGGTATGCTGCTTGTGGGTCTGCACCAACATTTATCATTTGTTTAGGTGCTGGTACTGCTTTGCCACTTTCATCTACAAATGGGCCTGCTTGTTCAGGAGCTAAAACTTCACCACCACGCAACAAAGTTTGATATTGTTGGGTTTCGTTAGCGTATTGTTGACGCAATGCTTTGGCTAAATCAGCTTGTGCTTTATCGCCTTTTTCGGCAAGGCTTTTACCTACATACATTTGGGCTAAAGGGGCTAAATATTGTGCAAAACTAGGAGCAACAAAACGCCCACTTACCATTTGACCTGATGGCTGTTGTTGACCTTGTTGCATTAGCAACTGAGCCATCTGCTGTTGGCGGTTTAACGCCTGTTGTTGCTGTAGGATTTCAGGTGGTAAATTACCGCCTAAATTGAGCATCTGTTGAGTCATAGTTACTCCATTGAATTCCAACTGCGATTAACTGAAGTAGGCACTTGACCTTTGCCACCATATCCATAAACATTTTCTGCACCATACATATCCATAGCCCGTTGAGCATTAGCGTATGGGTCACTTTGTGCTTGACGCAAGGCTTGAGCCATAGCTAATTGATTGTAACCAGCACCAGCTTGTTTGCCATCAACAGTCATACCCGCTTGATTGGTCAGATTCATACCTTGTTGCATAGCCTGTTGTTGCATGGCTTGTTGGGCGGCTATGTTCTGATAATACGGAGCTAACCCACCTAANTCTTGGGTTTGGGGCATTTGTTGAATGTAAGGGTTGTACATATTCATGGTAATAGTCCGTAATCTACGACTTTATAGCCGTCATCTAGGGTTTTAACTGCATAAGGGAATACTTGTTCTACTTCTTGTGCCATGACACCAACATGGATACCATCACCTGCTAATGGGTAAGATTTAACTTCATCTTTGTATTCAAAGCTATAAAGTGTCAAGCCGTTATTCATAACACCGATTGCTTTAATGTTTTCTTTTAAACGCATATCGGAATATTTCATCATTCCAGCACCCGCTAAACTATATAAACCTTGATTAAGGTTAGCTTGGGCTGCTTGTTTAGCGTTAAAGTCACCCATTTGGGCGTTGTATCCCATCTGTGCAGCACCCAATATGTCAGGGCCTGCGGTAGTAGCTTGCTGGGCAGAATTAACAAATTGTGGGCCTTGCACCTGAGCACCTGTACGCACCGCAGAAAGGGTGTTTAAAGGCTCGTTTCTAAGATAGGCTTGTTCTTGTAAGGCAGTCTGACGGGCTTGCTGACCAACACCAAAACCTTGTGTTGTGGCGGCAGCCAATAAGTCATTCTCACGCTGAGCTTGTTGCATCATGGCTCGGTCATAGGCTTCTGAGCCAATGTCAATACCTTTGTTTGCAAGTTGTTGCTGTAGTTGTTCACGATTTTGTTGTAACTGTGGGGCAAGCCTTTGCATATAGGCTTCTTGATAAGTCTGACTAGGATTAAATCCTGTGCTTGGTAATTTGCTGACATCAAACGGGGTTTCGAGCATATTCTCGACATAACCCAATCCTTTGCCTGCTAATTGACCTAAACCGATGCTTGTTTGGTTTTGATAGTCTAAAAGTTGTTGTTGGGCGGGGCTTAAAGTCTGAGTAGCAGTCCAAGTAGGATTGCCATAAGGGTCAGCACCAGTAATAGCGTAACTAAGATTACCATAAGGGGTTACTTGATTAACACGATTAGCGGCAGTTGCTTGACGAGCCGCTTCTAAGTTACCAGCAGCCGTTTCTTGTGCAGCAGCCCTGTAATCAGGAGCAGCAGGGGCACTTGGAGCAGGCCCTAATCCTAAAAATCCACCACCACCCATACTATTCTCCCTTGTTTAAAGAGCATCGGATGTTAAGAAACCGACACTCCTCTTTTCTCATAGCCATAATTACCAAATCACCACTCATGTGGGCATCAGGTATTTCAGCTACAACCTTAAAGCCCAAATGTCGGTTTAACTTTAGGGCGTCTGTGTTATCAGCACAGATTTGCCCTAGTATAACGCTAACTCCTAGTTTATTAAAGGGGTAATCAAATACCGCCCATATAAAATCTTTACTAGCCCAGTTCTCACCAACACTACCAATATGAATCTCACAAGCCTTTGGCATAAAGTTGGTATAACCAGCCACCGCCACTAAATTGCCGTCTTTTAACTGCCCAATACATTGGGTGGTTTCAGGTAAAGGGAAATTGAGGATTCTGACTAGCCATTCCCCCAAATAGCGTTGATTTTCAGTCGTAACAGTCCTCACAGTACCCCGCCACGCTCCATTACAAAGTCGGTTGATGCCCAATGAAACTCAATACCTTGCGATGCCACATTCAGGCTAATTGAACCTGCATAGCCTATTCCTGTCACGCCTTGCCATGTTTTTGTAACCACTAAACCACCGCCCCAGTTGGCGTTATCCCATGTATCTAAGTCCCATTCACCAGTTTGTAAGATGGCGGGGTTAAAGGATATTTGGCTAGTCAACTCGACTGTATCAAAATCGGTGCTTAAACCGCATAAAACAGTCGGTAAGCCATTATCTGTCTGTAGGATAGGGCGTACCATAGTAAAGCGTTTTTGTTGCCCTCTAGACTCAAAATACGAGTAGGCTTGCTGTACAAAGCCTTTAATATTTGTGCCTGCATCGGCAAAAGTATCGTAAAACTTACCTACAAAGCCCGTAGCCCCAAAATACATATCGTCACCGCTAGATTCCCAGCAGTTAGCGTTTAAATTGGTGAATCTTCCCCATGACTTTGTAATATTGTGCATTACATACTGTTCAGAACCCCCTGTTACGGGAATATTGACAATCAACATATTGAATTTAGCAAAGTAATTCATCTGCCAGCCATAGTTATTGGCGTAATTGTCGGCAGCTTGACTAATAGCGTAGAAAATCTTGTCAGTAATATTGACTCGTGGGTCTAAACGGGTCGATTGCAAGCCTGCTGATAGCGGAACTAAGCCATCTTCGGTCAAAAGTAGTATGTCACCACCAAATTTGAACACGCATTTACGGGCAAAAGTCTGTCCGATGTTCCAAATACCTACCAAAGACCAATCTGTAGGGTCGGATGGGTCAGAACCCTTGTAAACAGCTACTTCTCCGTTACTTGTAACGAATACGGCTAGGTCATCGACCCCGTAGCCAGCGTCAATAGTCCAAGTTCCCATCGCTTGTAGGTAGCCACCCTTTTTAAAGATGCCACCAAGAGGGAATTCGCTTACTGCCCCGTTAATACTGTCAACAGGCAAGTACCAAAAGCTCAAACTATTCTTTTCTACAAAGTACAGACGCTCTTTAAACAAGTTGACATAAGCAAATGTATTAGAGTTTTTACCTGTAATGTAGTAATTAATCGTATAAGTGCCAACTGTGGTCGCATCACCGCTTGGGGCAACCGCCATCGTATAGGTGAGGGTTGATGCACCCGTTACAGTAATGCGATAAGTTCCGTTAAATTCGGCAGGAATAGCCCCTGCGACTGTTATGGTGTTACCTGTAACAAGATTGTGGGGGCTTGCAGTCGTTAGGGTAGCAGTTAAATTGCCTGTTCCACCCCTAGTAATGCTTGAAATAGTCTGTGCGGTATTTGTTGTGGCACTTCTTGACCATCTTGTACCATCATAAACGACCATCGGGTCAACTCCGTTGACAGCAGGCATAAACGAGCCACCAGCCGTTGTAATCATGGAATGAATCCACTTACCATCGGTGTTACCTGTCAGGCTTTGGGTAGCCGTAGAAGTGCTTGCATCGTAAATAATCGTAGCCGTAGATGCGAACAGCTTGCTACCTGTTGGGCTACTGTAATTCATTAGCGATAAAACCGCCCCAGCTATACCTGTTGAATACTTTGAATAGCCTTTTCTAAGCGTCACATCCGTAGGCGTAGGAAAGAAATTGACCATTTGAACCGCATCTAAAGGGTTCATTTCTGCCAAAGAATCCCTAGCGTTCCAACCCCCAATGGGGGATGGTAAGGAAGCTGTAACTGCCCGTCTTTGTTGAGCTACAGCCATGTTTAAGTTCCGTAGCCAGTATCAGGAATGTTAGCGTAACCAATAAGCACCTTCGTTGGGTATGGTGCAAACGACAGGTTAGCAGAGCCTTTATCGTTGGCTTTAGCGACATTCAGATAGCGGAAATAGTCTTGTTGCAATGCAGTAGTATCAAATCCCTTGATTTGGAAATATTTAAGTTTTGTGCTTAGAACCAATACTGTATCGTCAAATATGGTCGTGTCCGTATCAGCCGTAAAGCTGTTCTTTACTTGGTCGGTAGCACTTCTAGCCCAACCTTTTGAGCGGTATTCAAAGCCTAAATACTCTTGTGTGTTATATGGTGGCCAAATTTGGAACTTATCGCCTAGAATACGCCACCTAATGCGTGGGCCTGTCGAGATATAACCCGACTTTAGCCATTGCCATTGTTGAGCATCTTCAGGGCCTAACATCTGCCAATGCTTTGTTTTGTCCCAATGCGTATTGTCTGTAATGGTTTCAAAATCAGGGGGTAATGGGTACTTAGTCTGTGAAAAAGTAAAAGTCACATCTACATAAGTTCCACTAGCCAACTGGCTCATCACAATAGTCGATAAGTTTGTGCCTGAGTTGTAAGTTACGCTTGACACATAGGTATCTTGGTTAATACCTGTGCCTGTAATGGAATAGTTGCCGTTTAGGGCGGTAGCGTCACCAGTAACAATAATGTTATAACTTTGGTTGCTAACTGTAGCCCCTACAAAGGTTACGGCATCGGTGTAAAACCGATACTCCAACTGTAAGGCTTGCCAATCATATTCCTTAACCAAGTCATAGCCAGCACGATTCATCAAGGCTAGAACTTGTTGTACATCTTGATTGGTATTACCCGCAACATAGGTAGGAATAGCAAGGTTTAACTCGCTAGTGGTCTGTTGCACGAGTTGGAGCATCGTTGATGACATAGTTTAGGCTTCCTCTACGCTTTTCTTTTTGCGGGGTTTCTTTTCACCAACTGCCGCAAGTATAGCCGCCATTTGTTCTTGCATTAAGGCGAGCTTCGCATCAGTTTCAGCCTTGATTTTAGCAGTTTCCTCGTCTTTTTTGGCAAGTTCTTGCTTTAACTGATTAATTTCTTCAGTTCGTTTTGTGGCGTCTGCGGTTTCTTCGGCAAGGTTTAGAAAGGTTCTAGCCTTATCCCTAAAGGCGTGGGGTGACATACCAGCAATCATGCCAATGCGTTGAAGTTGTAAGTCCGATGCGTTAGCGATGGATTCGACTGTCATAAACTTGATGCCCCGTAGTTCTTGGGCTTGGGATTGGCTAATTAAAGTCCATTCCTCTACAGGTGTTCCAATCATTTCGCTACTGGTGTCTTGTGTAGCCTGATATTGAAGCCATTGGCGTGGAAAACGCTGTTTGTGGCTATTTTGTGCGTAGGTGTCAATCTCTGTAAGGCTGTCACCAGCGACCATAATGCGTACAAAGTCGTAATCTTTAAATATTGGTCTGCCTGCTTCGTTTGATTCATGCTCTAGTTTGACTGCTCGCTTATAAAACTTAACTGCCAAACGAGAATCTGCGTCTTGCATATCGCTATCTATTGCCATTTTAAAACTCCCAAGTGGTTAGGATACTGCGGTTAAAAAAAGAAAAAGGAGCTACCCCATTACGAGATAGCCCCTTGTTTTTACTACAATTTTTGATTAGACGCTAGTAGCAGCAAACCAACCAAAGTCACCGCTTGCCATCGATTCTGCTGACAAATATGTGCCACCTGATGCGGAAGCAATAAATGTAGAAGCGTTGATAGAGCAAGTTGCGGTAGATGCACCAATCGCAGCACCAGCTTTAGCAAAGACATAACGCTTGCCGTCAGAGCCAAAAGTTTGTGTGCCAAGTGGCCCAAAGCTAGGAATATCAATGGTAGTTGCACCATTTACATATTCAAAACTAATTGGGGTATTACTATTTAAATCAACCCCTGCAATGGGGAGTGTTGAGTAAGCCATGATTATTTCCTTTACTTAATTAGGTGGTCAAAATACCCTGCAACTGAGCGTTGCTGGTGGTTAAGTTACCTGCCCAACCATAGAGTTTAACAATCGCATCTTGGTTGATGGCTTGACGCTCACCACCGATAGGTACGAAATTACGCTCTTTGTGTGGACGGAAGAAAATGTAGTTGGTGTTCAAGAGATACATATAGTTGTCATTCTCTTGTTGACCAATACCACCACCGAGTACCACATCAGCAGATGTGCCACCGCCGTAGAACTTGAGGGATGCAAAACCTGCTGCACCGCTTTCTTCGGTAGTAATACGCTGAATTGCTTGCAATGCACCTACGAAATACTGATATGCGGTGTTACCAGCAATGTACAGGTCAGCTTTGTCTGTACCACGAACCTGCTTGATGGCAGCTTCAGTCATCTTTGCAAGGGTGTTGGTAGAGAGCAAACCAGTAGTTACTTGGTTACGCCAAAATGTCCAGTTAGCACGATTGATACCGCCATAAGTGCCTGTGGATGGGGAAGTAGCAACGGCAGCAGCCAAGCCGTCAATGTTCTTACCGCCATTACCAGTACCATCGCCATACAAATCGCCTGAAATGCGGTTCAAAAGGCGAGCTTCAGAAACTTGCATACGACCATCTAACAGGTCAATGATTGCTTCTTTAGACGAGTTTTGGAGCATCTCTAAACCGCTCATTGTTACAGCAGCAGCGTACTGAGCAATCTTGAACTGAGCAGCCGAGATGGGGCTATCAGGGGAAATTGATAATACTTCATAGCCCGAATAGCTGTTTGCGTTGTTGGTTGATGGGTCGTTGTACATGATTTCTTCCAAAATCACATTACCACCCGAGAATGGGCGTACATTGCCCTTAGAGTTAAGTCTTTGCAGAATCGCATTGTTCTGCGTTAAGTTATCAGCCAATTCACCGCTACGACTTTGAATGGTGGTAGCGATAATATCGGTGATTGCTGAGTTAGCAAATGCCATGATATTTCCTTTTTAAGTTAATTAAAGCCTACCGCTCTCTGCTTCGGTCATNTGAGCCATCAGTAGAGAACGCCTGTCCTTTGCTTCGACTTTCGCTTGTGTTCCGTTAGGAGTAACGGATTTTGGGCTAACAGCCGTTGCTTTGGCTCGTGCTACTTGTTGTGCCTTAGATGCTTGCTTTGTAGCGTTGCTCAGGAGTTTTTCCTGTTCCAACCTAAAGGCTTCATCGTTCATACGCACAGCTTTTGCATAAGCCGTTTCAAGGTCTTGGGCCTTACCTAGCTCAAGTAGTTGAGCCATTTCTTCCCTAACCATATCAAAGTGCGGAAACCGCTCTCTGTCACTTCGTACTCGCTCAATCTCATTATTTAATCGAGCTTGTTCTTCTTGCTCAAACCGCCCTTTTATCGTGCTAACCTCTTGATTAACTTGATAAAGTTGTTGCATTAACTGTTGAGTATATGCGTCAACTGGTTGTTGCGGTTCGTTAATTTGATTTAAGTTTACTCCATAATCTTGTGCAAGTCTATGAAACATCTGNACTTTTTGTTCATGGGGAGCTTTGGTCAGAATCATGTGTGCNCGACCTAAGTTGTTTATCCATGCGGCAGGGTGGATTCCTTGTGCTTGGAGTTCGGGNACAAACGGGGTAATTGCTTCCTCAAGAGCCTTTGCTCGTTCCGCTTCCGCTTTATATACGCTAACGCCTTTTTTAAACTCGTTCTCTCTTTGGTTAAGGTATTCAAGATGTTTCTTACTTTCTTCTTTAGTTAATGTTTCGCCTTTGGCTATCTTATCCCATAGAGGTAAAAGGTCTTTCTTCCAAGTCGTAGGCTTTGGTATATCGCCAATCTCAAGCTGTTCTTCGGGCTGTTCGGGTTCAACCTCATCTTCTGCAACAACCTCAGCGACTTCTTCCTCTGCCACCGCTTCATCTTTAGCGACAAACTGTCCCTTCTCATTGCGAGCAGGTTCGTCTTGAGAAACTTCCTCTTGCACTTCCTCATGTTCTTCCTCTACGGGTTTACCCTCATCTTGTGGTTCAAGAACATCCTCTAACGCTGCTTCCAACATCTCTCTGCGGTCTGCCATGATTACTCCTTAACGATAGTTTAGTTTGGCGTAAGCAAGCTCGGCAATCTTGCGTTTACGGGTTTCTTGGTCTTTACGGCTTAATTCCACAGGCTTGTGCTGTANNGGTACATCGTTGCCTAATTCAATCATGCGNTGCTGTTTAAGGTGGTTTCTGTGGTGACTACGGCTACTAATCCAAGTGCCATCGACCTGAGATACATAGCCTTCAATGTCTGACATGACCATTGGCGATTCTTTGGCGGTCATTTCTTCCTTCTGTTTCCATGCTTCTTCAGCTTCAGGTGTACCAAGCGTAAATCCCCAAAAGTCTAGGTATTTTTCCTTGTCNGANTTAGTTNCNACATGGTTACTTTCNGNGTATCCGCACTTAGGGCAAATCATCACATTCTCCTTATTAACTCAGGCACTTTNTCGTATTCGTGGGGTCTTAAAGCCACNATAGAATCGTACCAACGCCCATTTTTCCAACGCCAACATACAAATTCTTCTTTAGGCAAAAGCACAATAGTNTTGATTCCTAANGCCCCTGCAAGGTGGGCAGTACCCGTATCGACTGTCACAATNCCTTTACAGGCTTTCATGTGTTGGGCGGTTTGCATCCAGTTCTTCTTCCAACCATCGTTAGGTAGGGGGTGAAATGGCCCTTCGCTCTTGGGGTTTAGGGAATAGCAGTTATCCCCCGTCAGTTTAAGCATTTCTCGACTATCTATGGATTTGATGTAATACAAAGACTTGCCCGATGCTTCCCAGTTCACCCCAATCTTTGCAGGAATATTGCTAGGCGTAGCTTCCAAATAGCCTTCTGAACCAACAATCTTTTTAGTAGTAATCGGAAATAGACTTTTAACATAGGGTTGGCTGTGTGATATGTAATGGGGCAAAGACATTGAGCCAATCCAATAATCAGCTTCGGGGGCTTCGCCTTTGTCAATTTCGTTGGTTATGACATCAATACATTCCATCTGCCCGATAAGGTAGTGCAATGAGGATTCTTGCAAAACAATAAGTTTCTTAGCCCCCATGACTTTTAAGGCAGGCAAAAAGCGATAAAACTGCAATACATCGCCAAAGCCTTGTTCCATCTGCACTACGATGGATTTNCCTAGTAGGGATTCCCCACGCCATACAGGGATTGAGAGGGCAGGCGTATAGGGTGTTGACTGCTCCCCCATAATTTCTTTATGCCATCTGTATTCAAAATGCCTAAACCCCGCTTCATAACGCCCTGCGTGTAAATGGTCGTAGGCTAACTTGTATAGGGCTTTTATATCAGTAGTAATATGCTTTCCTCGTCATCTAGTTCTGCTTTGCGTTTAGCTTCTAGGATAACGAGTTCGGTCTTTAACCTTGCTACCTCTTGCCTATTAGCAACCGCTTTTANCAGGTTGTTTCGTTGGTTCTCAAGGTAGGCAATAGACTGCTCTAGTTCTGTAGTATCAACTGGCGGTGTACCAGCCTTAACCTCTTGAATAGATTGTAGTTTATTTTGTTTCTGTTTAGCAACAATTTTTGGTGGGTCGATTGCATCACGCAGTTGTTGTTTTCTGCGTATTTTGGCTTCATGTTGGGCTTTGTACAGAGCAAGCTGTCTAGCCCTAATCTTNGCATCTANGCGTTTAGCTCTNCGGATTTCTTCAGGTGTAAAGCCATCATGGGTATCTATGCCCGATGGCGTTGGGGGTTCTCCGCCTATCTGAAATGCGTTGATTTGAAACGCATTAGCTTGGAAAGCTGTTTGAAACATTAGAGAACTACCCAGCGTGACCCACTAGAAACTGTGACTGTTACGCCAGCCGACAGCGTTACTGGGCCTGATGACATTGCGTTATCCGTTGCTGGAATCGTAAAGCTAGTGCCGATAGTCTTGCTATTAGTCACAATTCCGTTACTAGCCCGTTGAACTGGAGCGGTTTGGGTAGTGCCATCAAAGGTCAGATTAGCAGATTGGTTAGGCGTTGTCGTGCCTTGACCAAAAGGAATATAGGTTGATGTGTAAGTAAATGGTACATCGGGTGCAGTATTGGTTACAGTAAAGTTAGGGTATGTACCTGATACCGATATTCCTGTACCAGCCGATATAGCGACTGTTTGGTCAGGAGCAGTATTCGTTACAGTTACCGCACCAGTAGCACCACTAACGCTAATGCCTGTACCAGCTACCGCAGAAGTCACGCCTGTGTTGGCTACAGTAATTGCACCGCCAGCCGTAGGGGTTACGCTAATCGCAGTTCCAGCCGATAGACTTGTGTTCTTCCAATAGCCATTAGTTTGGTTGTAGGTCAGTAATTGACCGCCTGTAGAACTTGCAAGTTGAACATCGGATAAATCTCTTAAATAGGTAGCAACGCCTAATTTAACGATAAATGA